GGATTCCTCTTTCACATTATTTAGGAAACCAAGGAAGCCAAATGTCAGAATCAATATCAACATTATCGACCCTACGAGCCACACATTCATAGATTTGCCCGTCTATCACACTAAAGTGTGTGATGATTCCTATCAGATAAAAATTACCATCCCAAGTTAAGTATCCCAGAGCACCACCAGAGTCACCAAACCAAACATGGGACTTGAGTGGTAGGAATACGATCTCATTTGGTTTGTTCCGTAGTATACCATAATAATGGAAAGTTCCATCAAGACTTATCTTTTTTTCTCCATTTCCATGCGCAACCGTATGGAGTGGAGTCATCTGAGGTAAGACATCAACACCCATGATCGGAATGGGAGTGGCAGAGACCTTGGTGGCAAATGTGATCAGACCAAGATCATCACCGAACAGATAGTCTTTGTGAATGAACTGCTCGTTGATCAGGAAGTATTCTGATCCAAATCTGGCATACTCTGCATTACCTTGTTCGAGGCAGTGTCCCGCCGTGAGTGCTCTTTGTGGTTCAATCAGAACGCAAGATCCAATGAATGATCCATCTTTTCTGTATAGAGAGCCGGCAGCAGGAACATTATCATGCTCTATGAACATGAAGTGCTCTTCCGTTTGAGGGCCCTTAGATTGTGGTGGTGTACGATCCTTGTCGTCTAACTTTTCACTGAACTGACAACTAGTTGTTATGACGATCAGCAGTAAAAGCAGGACTGATCTTATGTTTCTCACATAGTATATATGCCACTTATGAGAAAAAGTTCGTTATTTTTAGGTTTTTTACCAGAGTAAGAAAGCGAAACCACTGTGTACGGTCTTGACCTGAGCAACCTGTAGACCATCGAATATTCTGGTCACCTCGACCGAGGACGTGCTACCAAAGTTTACTTGATTCCCATATTGATCAGTGATGGTGATTTCGGTTCCTTGACCAACCATGAGTGCTCTGGGAAGGGGACCACCACCACGGAAATCTAATCCGTTAGATGCTCTTACTACTCTAGTATATGTTCTTTCGTGATATCCCATGTGTTCCTACCAAACCACCGCTGCTGCATTTGTACCTGCGGTGTTATTCCCATCTTTCACTAAAATAACATCACTCACCTGTAGTCCTTCGAGGAGTATTGGTTTACTGGCAACTGTATTTGATCCTATCGTTACTTCATTACCATGAATATCATTAAATGTCACAGTGACACTGGGCTGTGAGAGTAGTAGTGCTCTAGGGAGCGGACCACCACCAGAGAAGCCCATGCCTCCGGTGATACCTACGACTCTCGTGTAAGTAGTTTCAAAATTTCCGTCGTTTGCTCTGGACATGGGTGTTACTTCTAGAAAAGAATGAAAGCAGCGCCTTCTACTTCTTCTACCGAAGCGACTTTGATTGGCCATATTGACGAACCTAGTCGAGCAGCGTGATCAATGTGGAAAGTATTTCCGTACATATCAGTTGCATCAATTCTGCTGTTGTTTCCGCTCAACATGATTCCCTGGTTTGGCGCGCCAATTGTGAAACCTGCACCACCAGTAACACCGACAATTTTTGTAAACTGCATTACTTTGATCTCCGTCTTGTGAATATATATCTAATCCGGCCCCAGAGTCCTTCGTAGATACCCGGTGATTCATCCCACTTACCTAGCGGACATGATGTCGCAGGGAGTTTGAGTTTGATTGTGAGTTGTGCTCGTGGGTTTGCACCACACCCACATTCGGTGCAGAATCCGAGTGGATCACTATATCCTTCTGGGAACATTCTCTTAGGACACTCACCACAGATCTTCTTTCGTTCTTCATAGACAGGAAGCGAGACTGGTCCCTGTTCGATGTTTGATAGCTCTGCTCTAAAATACTTGTAGATATTTTTAGGTGTGAAAACGGGGAGATTCGTAAAGATAGTTTTTATCTTTGTCGGCACAATGCTCTTTATTCCACGTAAAGATAAAAACTTATCTGTCAGGGCATTTATCCGTGCGCGTCTCTGCTCAAGTTTTTCACGTTCATGTTGTTGCTTCACAATATCATCAAGTTTTTTCGCGTTCTCTGGGTTGGGTACAGGTTGTCCATATGAACCATAATTCGCAATCATGGCTTTATTATCTGGTTTAGCATAACCAATAGTGTCCTGTACCTTATCACTGTACACAACACCATACCTATAAAATCCACCTTCGGCTCGTACTTTATCTAAATTTCTATGGTTGTTCACAGGCACAATCTCCATTACCAAATGTTCTAGCAGGATTGTCATGAGTTGTATCACCCTTTTCCTGCCAACTATTGCAGGGTGTTACACTTGGTGGTTTCTCCTCGAACACACCCAAAGGATCCTCCGCTAAATGGGTGCAGCATCCTAGCGCACCACCAGTAGTTATACCGGATACGCCAGGGAAGAATTGATTTGATGTCGTTGGAGCACCGCTGGGATCCGGCTCTAAACATTCATCTCTCGTTCGCTTTATCGCGATCGTACCGTCAGTAATTAAGTTACCTTGTTCGTCGTAACATACCCCGCATTGATCATTTTCAACAAGATCAAATCTCTTCAGAGTCACTCTCATATCATACTCATCCTCACCATCTTCATTTCGAGCGTAGAGAACCACTGGGCCACGCACGCCACTATAGAGAGGAATCTCATCACCGGGTAAAATGAATATTGGTTTGAGCTGTCCACCCAATCCATTATCATCTCCCGGATTCGGTGTCGGATCGGGTGGTTGATTCACATTCAAGTATGAGCAGAATTCATAGACCTTGCCATTGTAGTCGCCAGTGAGACCATTCTCCACATTAGAATATGTCAGACCACGACCATTCAAGAAACCAATATTTGAATATGAACATTGACCTTGACTGCTGTCCTCAGCATCTCCGATTGGGCGACAAGATGTATCATCGTCTGCATCGGTACAACCGCCGAAATCACCTCCCTTATTAATATTGAATGATGGCTGGGCGACAAACTTATATCTAAACTGTGAATTACCCCCCATAGACTCACGTTCTGGTTGATTTGGTACAGCAGACTCAAATGTTAGCTGAAGGTTTTCACTGCCATAGGTCTCATCAAATCTCTGGAATTCACTAGTAGAACCAAACGAAAGCACCATTGTCCCTGCAAAATCACCACCGGCAGAATAGGTAACACCGTCAATTTCTAAGGTATGTCCGCGACCACCTTCAAACGAACCGGGTATGTTGTAACATCCGACACCGAACAAGCGAATGGATTGTAGCTCAGGGAACTGTTTCTTTATCCAGAATTCGTTTGGGTTCTTGGAATCGTCGAAGAATGCGTCAACATATTCAGCACTCGCTCCCCTGAACCAATTAGCATTTGCATCCTCAAGATCAGTCTGACACATCCAATGAGAAATATCACCACCAGTCAATCCACCATAGTCATGGAATATTAATTCCTCATATGGGGGTGGAGCAACAAAAAGATCAACGTCTTGGAGAAGTTTATCATTGTAGAATTCCGCACAATCGGCGAGCGTTCCTGCCGGCACTTGTCTAGGAGATCTGTCAAGGGGTCTTGCATTACCAGATGTGTGACAATGCGATTTGGGTATAGCCGGAACACCATTGCTTGGTGCGTATATGTGGTGTATTGTGTTACTGGCTCCGGGGAAGGGAATTGAATATGCCCTCACTAAATTATTAGTAAGGCTGGGACAGAAACCTCCGATATGTGTACCAGCTCCAGCGGAAAAATTCACGTCAAAATCTACTTGTCCAGTTCCACTCACAGCATTTTCTATTGTCACGGTAATACCAGTTCCGTACACCGGACCAATACATGATCCTTGACCATCACAGGACGACGATCCTTCTGCACACTCGTCGATGATCTCCACCGTCTCCACGTTCCTGTATCTCTTTTTCACTTCATGACAGGTAAGGAAATCGCTTATTCCTGCAATTCCCACGGCGTAGTCTGTGGTTTCGCTTGGGTTCAATTGTTCTGCTAGTAATCCACAAGCCCAAAAACCAGCACTGTCTCTCACCTGTTGACACCTTATTTTGTATGGGTAAACCGTGACTTCCATTGTATGGATTGGCTCGTGTATCCTTGATCGACTATCCTCTGGTGTGCTACAATTTACCGTGCTAAACACGGAAGGGTTACATATACCATCACAACATCTATCTTCAAGACCGCCCGCATTACCACCAAAATTTGCTGGACATCGGCCGCCTGGGACTCCGGGTTCCAAATGGCTTCCACTCGTGTCCTGTAGAGACGTAAAAACAACATGTCTAAATCCTATTTTCGTTACCTGTATCGAACGTGTAACGCAACCATGACTAAGTATAGGATTATTTGAAACCTTGCAACCCGTGAGGGGTGTGGGAGGGTCCGTGCCCTGCATGGTCGGGTTGTACTTACCAGCAATAACAAAACGATTTGAGTATCCTGTGACACAAACATCCGTGACTGGACCAAAACCTATGAAATCTTGACAAGTAGTACACACTCCTTCGTCGAATAAGTCTTCAAAGGGTGACTGAGGTGGTCTTGATCCGAGGCCCTCGCCCTCGCGGGGATCCTCGTCGCCGGGGCCTGATTGATCGCCTTTTCTTTCGTATATCAGATCATTGTCATAATCAGTATCAAAGTTTCCTGTGTTGATACATGATTCTGCATCACAGTCTGGACCGGGGGACCATGTACCAAAACAATCTGCTTCTGTTACATTTGGCCTACAGTATGCATCCTTTGTGCAGCAATGACCTAGCTCTCCACATGACTCGCAGCTAGAAACAATTCTAGACGAACCACTAGAGATATCACAATCAGAAATACATTTCACTTCACATTTGCGGACAAACTCACCAGTGTCTTCATCAATCTCTTCTGTGCAACAGTTTACAGCATAACCATATCTACCGCATGTGCGGTCACCGGCAGCTTCCGGCTTGGTGCCAACCATACCACTTATATCTTCGTATCCGGTAGTTTTCTTATCTGGAAATTCGGAACATTTCTGATTGGCATGGAACTCACCACTGAGTCCAGCACATGCTTGCTCTGTAGTCTGTCGGCAGATTTGGTGGTCTAGTAGTTTATCTGTGTAGAAACATGCCCCTCTTACTGTTGTAGTTGGACATTGACCAACAGAGCATTCACTATCTTTATTAAATATACCATCACGTCCACCGAGTGATTTCTTTGTGATACATTCTTCTTCTGTTATGTTGTCAACACATTTTAACTCACCATTTTCCTCGTAGCAACAAGATCCAAATGACTGACAGCATGGACCGTTGAACCCAGACTGCGATGTGCATGGTGGTGTTTCGCAATCATTATTTTCCGGAACACAGAAACAATCACCATCACATCCTGCCGGGCAGCAACACTTATATCCTATCGGACAACCACCACTTTCACTACAGCGAATACCATAGAAGGATGAGTCACCCATCTTGGTTTCTGGGTGATTCCTGTTCCACGATGTAATTTCTAAATCAGAAGATCTGGTGCTAACTGATGTTGGTTGTGCCGTTGAGATTGCTGCGGTTGCTCTACCAATTGGCAATCCACCCTCGGCTTTTCTGCCACTATAGGGAGGACTGGATAACGAACAACAGTTTCGTAGAATTCCTCCGCTTGCGCTCGCAAGCCCGCGACAATTACAATTTGCGCGGCCACCAAGGCCCGGCGGACCTTGCTCCTCACCGCCGGGACAGCAACAAGGACTTGCACCGTCACAGTCGTCTGCACTGGGACAATATTGCACACACCCCGGCGGGGCACATACGTCATTTACCGTATGACATGACCGTTTAGAGGGTCTATTTCTTGGTTGTGCTGATATATTCCAATATGTCCCTTGACCATCAGGAGTGTTCTGCGCCCATACGAAGTTAGGAAATCCATCACAAATACTATAGTTTGCTAATCCGGTCCATTTTACCCGATCCAGACTCCATGGATAAGGAATAATCGCCTGAGTAAAGCTATACGGAGCTAGATTTCTTCCAAGTTGATGAATACTGTCAAGTCTATCAAGCTGGTATAGATTATTCCCCCACCTACATGATTCTTGCGCACTCGGAAACCCAGCTATACCGTCAGCGGACCTTGGTGTGTGTCTGTCTCCCATTCCAGAAAAAGACCAACCGCCCGAGCAAGCATGAAAGTATATTGGATTGTTCTTGTACCAAGATTCGAATAGCTTTTCTTCCCATTCAGGAACAATCTGTCTCCATACATTATCATCATCGAAGTTGAGAGTGGGGTATGCATTTACATATGCATCTCGTATGGGATATCTAAATTCAAATTGGGATTCTACACCATCTGGAAGTCCGAACGTGATAGGGAACAGTTCTTGTCTGCGCCTGCCCAAAAGAGGCCAAATAGCTCCTGTATTCTGTGGGTGCCAAGGATCATAGGAATCAATTTTAAAATTTGAACCAGTAAACGCACTCGCCTGATAATAAGGCATCTCCGTTAGTAATTCATCAGTACCAGTTTCATCGAGGCCTCGTTGCTTTGGTCTTGCTCGGTTGATCATGAACGTTAAAAATTGTGGACCATACTTCTGTACGGGCAACAATTCATTCTCCTCAATGAATACGTTACCCTCGTCGTCCTCTACTTCTTTTGGTATTAAGTATTCCTTGATTTCTGGTGGTAGCGGGATTCCTTGTGCGTACTGTTGTGCTACTTGGAAGTCTGCATCACCCTCATTCGCTTCTGCTGCAATAATTTCAAATTCGTTCTCCAAAGTAGAATACTTTTCTATTTGGTCCGCTCTCCAGTCCTTTGCAACAAATCTTCCTGTCTCTCCGAGGGCTTGTTCTATCTGTGGTAACACAAAGCACTCGTAATATGCCTGACTTGAATCTATACCATCAACAGTACCTTCTGTGAAATTTCCTTCATAAAAATCACTGAGTTTGTCAACCATGTTTGCAGTGATATTCCCCTTCAAGTATTCATCGCGCAGGTCACTACTATAAACAGGAACACCCGAACAGGTGTATATCAAAATTGCAGGGCCACTGGCACAAGTTTTTGTCATGTTAGGATATCCACCAGACGACCAGTGCTTCTTCATTTTATCATTTGTCTGTGGTGGGTGGTATGCAACTGTTCGGCCAGAGGAATCATTGCACGGGAATCGATAATCACTATTCACATACTTATCTGCCTTTACCCAAATCCTTGCACGATATAATGTCCCCATCAGAGAACCATAGGCATTCGTATAGAGGTTACGATTCGATGGAAGATCGCCCTGTTCGGTCAACGCTTCACCAGGCGATCTGAATACTCGCAGACCATTTCCATAGGTAACAGTGTCACCTAAATGTCTCAGGGCGGGATCCTTTCTCATCTGGTACATCTGCCAGGAGCTAAAACCGGGTTGATATATCCCAAAACATGGAGAACCTAAGTTTTCCGGGAAACCCATACTTCCATCTGCCCAAGGATGTGTATTGGATTCAAGTTGCGAACAGACATAATTCTGTGCAGACCCTTCTTGCCATCCCTGACCTCGATCGCTATCTCCTTGTCCAACACCTGAACCACGCGCAAAGTAGTTTGCGAGTTCTGGGTCTGTATTTTCAAACCCCGGACCTTGTATGGTAGCATAGGCATCTTTCATCGCTTGACCACCACCGATTGGTGTAACAGGAGCGTCCCCGTAAGTAAAAAATACATTTGCCGGATTGGTGCAGTAAGATAATTCTGGGTGACACAGACGATCTGCGTCAGTTGGAATTGGTGGGAAGATTTTACCCTGCCTGGCACAATCGACGATCGGTGATGGGTTGTCCCTTTTTCCTAGACGTTGATTCTGAGTCCATGCCTGCATAATACCATCAGGGTCAAGGACCTTCGGCAGAAAAGTAGGAGGCATTGTTGCGTCCATCCAAGAGAATGGAACACCAGACGGACCTCTTTCGAAATACCAAACATCCTTCACCGCGAGATATAGAACATGCATCGTTTCCTCTGCCGGTCGTACTGACACCGTACTAGAGTATCGTGTCACTTGAGTGCTACAACCCTGTTCGAAGTTGCATGACTGGTTGTCACCGACCGTACCACCCCGTCTATATGACTGAGGTTTAAATGACATGATGAGACTACCATGACAGAGCATACAGCCCTGGCCAGTCGTCTCTGGAGCGTCGATTGTACCATTGACTCCCTGTCTGTAACCCTGCGGGACAAAACTTGAATATCCTCCAAAGTCATTCATCCCCTGTGAATTGTAGTCTGGTGATAATGAATATTGTCCGGTGCGATAGTAGTTTATTGGAGGAATATTCGGCGAGTATGTGGATGGATTCCAGCCTGCCTGATAGTCTTTTCTTTTGTAGTTAGATTCGGAGTTGGGGTTCAGTTTGTCTGAATGTAAACAAGCCAAGCCAAATTCTTGCTCTGGATTACAACAACAACTCCTCTGCTGACTCATTACCTATCCCACTTTCGACCACTATTAGACGATGATTTATCTAGCTTGTCATGATAGCGATTTGGTGTGTAGTCCTTCATCTTGTGCATCAACTCGTTCCACTGACCGCCAGTGGCTTTGTTTGCCGTCAGTGTAGAATCTGCCTCCACTGTTGGGAATTCACTTGGAAGAGTTCGCTTTACTTTCTTCTTCTTACAGTGTGGACAGGGTTTCTTGCATGGTGCGTCCCGAGAAGAAATCATCTGGAAATCTTCCCACACCTCATCACAGGCTTCGCACATGTAGTCATAGTTTGGCATATATCATTCTCCCGGAATCATTCCACCCTGTTCCATTATTCTTCTGGCTCTCTCTTCATTCATTCCAACATCAGGGGTGAACATTGATTCCTGTTCAAGTGGTTCCTTTGGGTAGAGTGTTGTGTAGTCAATGAATAATTCATCACCCTTCTTCATTGCGTGCTTTGCTCTAATGTAGATTATACCATTTTCACCATCGAATTCGATGTCTGTGTTTGACCTTGTTGAAAACTGAAAGAAGATCATGTTTCCAGTTGGGACAATGAGTGTCGGACCCATGACCTGACACGATTGACATGAGCAAGGCATAACAGGCAAGAAACTTGCCATCATTCTGGCTCTTTGATCTGGTTCTTTTGTTTTATATGGAGTAGGCGCGAACCCGCACTTTTCGATGAGTTCGTTTTCTTTAATATTCTTTGAAGTGACGGCAACGTATCTTTGATTCTTTTTCACAACAATGACGTGTGAAACAGGAGTAAATCCTTCTTCAAAAATAGGTTCATCCTCTTTACGATTTGTTAATTCTTCGGCAGCAGTTTGAGTCTTTGTCATAATATAATCTCCATAAGATAGTTGACATTGTATGTAGTAAAATTATATGAGTTTTTCACTAAAAATCAAGGTATTTTTCAATACCCACCAGCAGCAGGAGTGGCTCTGACACCCTGATTGAGTCTAGCTGCCTCAGTGCTCTTGATCTTTTCTTCTCTCTCTAGTCCATCAGCGGCAGTTGTGGTCCTGTATGTCATTCGAGCTTCTGGCTCACCTTTGAAGGTAGAGATTTTCTCTCCCTTGCTGAGGTGTCCAAGAACAGCCTTTTTTAACTCAGCATCTGCTTCGGGGGCATCGAGTCTGGTGACCTCTGTCACGAAATCAATAAAGGTTTTCATCCTTTGTTCACTCTCTGATCACCGTCTTTTGTGATCTTGTTGATTGTATCTAAAACGTTTTTGTTCTCTTGCTGAAGACGCCGGGTGTGCATACTGTCATCACCCATCTTAGGCTTATCGAAGTCGCCTGCTTTTACCCAAGCGTGGAAGTCTTTCATGTTCATCTGTGTAGCTCCTTTGAAGTTATTTGCCATATTATATATACTCACATGGACACTATAAAATTCCTTGATTTCATAATTGAGCAAGAAGAGAAGCCAACCATCGAGACCACTGGTCACATGATTCACGTTGGTGATATGCTCTACTCCGGATCTCCCGCTGACGCGGTTGACCACTCCCGTGCGATGTTCAACAGGCTCAACGGACTCCACACCGCCGATCACGGTGCATCCCTCAAGGTCGATGGTGGTATGAGTGTGATCATGGGTAGAGAGAAGAATGGAACTCCCTTTGTGTCCTACAAGTCTGGCAAGGATCGATACTATGACCATGACTCCATCGCTGCCACCGGCAAGGAACACTATGTCCGGAACCTGAGTCCTGCTCTCGACTCGGTTGCTCGTATGGATAATCTCGAAGACGGGACTGCGGTCCAGGCTGACGTGCTCCACGGTCCAGATCACTCGGAGCGAATCTACCAGTCCAACACGATCAAGTACAAGACCAACCCCAAGGCGCGTGGTAAGTTTGCATATGCTCCCCACTCTCAGTACGAGGTGAGAGGGAGAGATCTCGTCAAGACGAGCAATGAACCAGACCATGAGCAACTCAAGGGTCCGCTCTCCCACGCTCCTGAGCTTTCTCTGACCGGCAAGGAGTTCAACGTCAGTCCATACCGACGAGACTCCATCGCGCAGCACATCGGACAGGCAGAGGAACTGCTGGGAGACGAGAACACAAAGGCATTTGCCAGCCGTATCCCTGAGAACAAGAAGTTCCATGCGATGCTCCAAGGGTACTCCAACCTGATGGCACGTACCAGTGGCAAGAGATCGATCGAAGACCTCAAGGACTTCGCCGGTGGGTTCGTTGCGAAGAGAAAGGTCAGACCAGAGACCCAGCAGAAGGAACTCGAATCACACAATGAATTCATCGCCAATAATGCCACACAACTAGACAATCTCTTCACCGCTCACCACCACATCAACCACGCGAAGCATCACATGCTCGATGTCCTGAAGGCACATCATGCCGATTTCGACATTGTTCCTCATGGATCCCATGAGCACGAGGGTCTGGTTGGTCACTTAGATGGCAAGACTTCAGCCAAATTTGTTCGGGAGGGCCCCGGTGGGTTCTCCATGAAGAACGCAGCAGCAGCCGAGCGTTTCAAATCCGTAATGCCTGCGTCCCCACCCCCCGTCACGTAGGACGGTACTATCCACGCTTCGGTAAAAACAGCAGGACCAAAGACTTCACTTGGTCCTGCTGTTCTTTTGAGCAACGTCTGTTGTGTGCTATGCGATCAGGTCGATGAACCTGACCAGCATGGCGCGGGAGGTGGTGCTTCGCTTGAGCGACTTGACGAAGCTGTTGCGGATCTTGGTGATGGTCACACCATCCTCGTCCGACCGTCCGATCTCGTCGAACGCATCGGCGTTCTGGACCGAGTTCCTGCCGAACATGATGAACCGCTCATCGAATCCCTGCTTCTCGGTGGCGATGCACCACTTGTTCTTGTTGTAGAACTCGCGGTTGGTCTCATCGACACCAGACCTCCATGATCGTCGAGCAGTGATGCTCTTGTGCTCGGACAGGAAGAACTGGATGACCTTGGATCCGGGGACACGGTGTCGGAGGACATCGAGTGCGCGAACGGTGGTGCCATGGTACTGCTCACATCGGAAGTACCGGAACCCATCCCTGACCACATGGTTCGTCCCGAGAAGCTGAGACGTGGTGTCACCGTCTGAGATGATCAGGGTGTTGAGGACTTCGATGCCGTTCTCCTGACGGTATCCGGGCAGGATGTCCGCGAGTGCGAAGATGCAATCGTCGAGGGGAGTCGCACCGAGGTGGTCACCACGTCGAGTCCCGATCCCGCTCCTCCAGTCCATGCTGTTGGCACAGATTGCGAGAGCGCGGACAGCATCCTTGAACTGGGACTTGCTCATGCGGGAGGAGAGGTAGTTCCTCATGCGGAGATCACTGTGGATCCCCATCTCGTCTGTCTTGAACCTGTCGTTCGAACTACGGTATCCTGAATCGTAGTCATCACCAACGCTGGAGAAGGAGTAGACCTCGAACGGGATGTTGATCGCACGGCAGAACATTGCCATCTGGATCGCTTGTCGGATGGTGTCCTTCATCACGGTGTTCATGGAACCGGACCAGTCAACGGCAACGACGAGACCGTGGTTCTTGCCGTCCGGCAGGATGGTGGTCTTGCGGAAGATGTCCTCGGACCACTTGTAGTTGACCATCTTCTGCATGTCGAGGACACCGGTCTTGGCGATGGTGGCACGGCGGAATGCAGTGGCGCGCTGACGGCGCTGGAACTCCTGTGCCATCATGTGGCAGGTCTTCTGGGACTCGCGGAGGAATCCGTCGATCTCATCCATCTCGTCGGCAGGAACCTTGTCATCGGTGTAGAATTCGAGCATGTTCATGGTCTTGGAATCGTGATCGCAGTACAGGGTCTTCCAGTCGATGATGACATCCTCGACCTTGCTGATCTTGGGCATGGACACCATCTCATCATCGGCTTGCCAACGACGATCGTCGCGGAGCTTCTCCATGTTCTCTTCCATGGACTTGGTGGTCTCAGGACGAGAGAGGACTTCGGCTTCACCAGTCTGGCTGCCACCCTGAGTAGGTTCGTCGGACTCTCCGTCATCACCAGTCTCGTCGGAGGACTCGTCACCGGTGGAGGGAGAGTCGGGCTGACCCTTCTCGTCACCCTGCTCGGTGGACTCGGTGGGAAGATCACCTTCGGTGTCACCTTCTTCTTCGCTCACGTCCTGACCACCGGGACCATCACCCTGACCAGTCTCGGACTGCTTGCTGGGCTTCTCAGGGATGTCGTTCTGCATGTGAAGGATCAGGGCTTCCACCACGTCGAGCACGTCCTCCCATGACTCAGCACGATCGGTCATGTGGATGATCTGCTCCTCGGTCTTGTCGAAGGAGACCACCGACTGGACGGTGCCGACCTTGTAGTGGATGTTGATCCGGTCGGGGAAGCCGAGGTGGTTCGGATCCTTGTCGGAGATACCGAAGAAGTCACGGTCGAGGAGGTCCGCATAGGCTGCGATGAAGTCGCGGCGGAGACCGGGGAACTTCTGCTTCATGAGACGTTCGATACGAGCGTCCTCGATGATGTTGATGTAGTCCTTGACCACACCGGGATCGACATCGTGACGCTCTGCGATCTCGTGGATGGAGTCGATGTCGGCAGGAGTGTAGAGCGCGTGACCCACCTCGTGGGCGACGAGCATGTCGTAGAGTTGACCGGACATCTCTCTCCACTTGGGAAGGATCAGCTGGCGGCTCTGGGTGTTGAACGATGCAGTACTCGCGGACTTGCTGTGCTGGACGTGGATGTTTTCGGTGGCAAGGATACGAGCGAATCGGTCCTTGGCATCAATGTTGACGGTGTTGTTGTTGCTGTTGCTCATACGTATATTTTACCACAACCAGAGCCAGATGCAAGGGGTTGTATCGACATAATGGGAAAAAAGACAAAAAAAATACCCCCCTAGAACGGCTCTAGGAGGGTATTTTAGAGGCGGATGCAGGAGAGTCATGCTGCGACTGTGGCAGATGACTCAACCGAGGGATCCTCGGTGGAGGACTCACTCTCACTCACTGCCTCATCCTGCATCCGCTCGATGAGAGCATCCTCATCGGATGCTGTCCCTGACGCTTCGCGGATGAAGTCGGATAGCTCAGGGACATTGTAGAATCCACGCTTGGAGACTCGTCCTGTATCCTTGACGAGCCATGCTGGCGCCCATGCCATGCCATTGTCGTTGGCGACTCGCTTCAGGTATCCACGCTGGAACATGGTCTTGTCCTCATCGTGGTTTCCATCGTCGAAGAGCCACTGAATGAATTCCTGCTGCTTGGGCTTGAGTTCTGAATACTGCATTGTGTTGATCTCCAAATCAAAGATTGTAAATTAGAATCGTTTCAAGGAAAGTTGTTTCGTCGTCGGTGAACCACTCTGGTCCATACTTGTCTGTGAGTCGTATCGTGAGGTCTTTCATGTCAGCCATGAGTAAGTGTGCCTCTTCGTAGTCCTCGTCTATGTAGGCTTCTTCTGCCGCTTCTTGTAGGGTCTCCATGATCCGAAGGACCGTGCTGATTGAATTACCCTTGTGCATGTCTCTCAAATCAGTTCACCTCTCTCGTCTAGGAGACCGAGGATCTCGTAGCATTCCTCCTCGGTCAGGTCATCTGGGTTGTCTGGCCACGGCTCACCGAGTGGTGACCAGAGACGGATTCCTGCGTAGCTGTAGATGGTATCACCCATTGTGTGTGCTCCTCTCGTCTGGGATGTCAAGGATCTCCCAGCATTCCTCTTCGGTCAGTTCCTCCCAGTCGAGAGGAGTAGGCTCCCAACGATATCCGGGGAAGTGCCAGATGGTATCACCCATTGTACTCGCTCCTTCTGTTGATGATGCGGGGGTTGTAGCGGTCCAGATCGCGGAAGGACTCAGGAGCAGTGACCGAGAGATCGATCAGATCGGCAGGCTCCATGTACCAGACCTTCTTGCCACCGTCCCACTTGGCGCGTGGGTACTTGGCTCTGAAGTTATCCTTGTCGGAGAATGTCACATCGAATCGGACATCACTCCCTGCATCCATGGCATCCCGCAACGAGTCACGGTCCATGCTCCACGGTCCATCCTCCTCCTCGATCTCGACATCGGCATCGACCTTGGTGTAGAGATTGGTGAAGGCTTCACGGGTGGACTCGTCGAAACGAGCGGTCACCAGCTCGACTGCTTTCATGCGGTCACCGAACATGGCAAACGCCTTGACGGCATCCTCCAGGCGACGAGTCGAGATCACCTTCTCGATAGCACCCTCGGTGAATGCCTTGCGGGTCACCTCTGCCCATGCGACCAGATTGTCGATGAACCCCGGATCATCGGCACCATACTTGGATGCCTTCTTGATCAGGATCTTCTTCTCGATGGCTTTGGTCGCATAGGCTTGGTCGTATGTGAACGCGAAACGGTCGAGGAAGGCTTCGTTCTGGATGTTGGTGTGCATGAACATACCATCATCGGATCCTTCACCCTTGGTGTTTGCGGTCGCAAGGACAACGAAACCAGCAGCAGGAGTGATCCACTCACCTGTCTTCTTGAGGAAGACACCCTTGCCCTCAAGGACAGGCTGGAGGCACATGATGGGTGCGAGACCCAGATCCACCTCGTCGAGGAGTAGAACAGCACCACGCTGCATGGCTTCGACCACGGGACCATAGACGAACTTGGTCTCACCATTCACCAAACGGAACCCACCGAGGAGATCATCCTCATCGGTCTGGGCAGTGATGTTGACGCGGAACATCTCACGCTTGAGCTTGGCACAGACCTGCTCGATCATCGTGGTCTTGCCATTACCAGACAGACCAGTGACATAGACATTGGAGTTGATGCCACTCCTGATGATCTTCTCGATGTCCTTGTGGTGACCCCATGCCACGTAGTCCTTCATGACGGTCGGGACCATCGAGGACGAGACCATGGACAGAGCATAGCTGTTCATGTCAACGGCAGCAGTCTCACGGGGAGCAGGGGCAGGATGGAAGGCAGGGTCAATCGCCTCCTCGATCATGTCCTGTGGGGACATCGCAGTCAGTCCGACCAAACCTTCCGCTTCGGGGACATAGAATGTACCACGCTCGGTGGTCTTACGGGACTGGTCCTGCACGATCCATGCAGGGGGATACTTCATGCCGAGACTGTTGGCAGTCTCCAGAAGCTGCTGACGGCTGTACCAGATGCCACCAGTGGAGTCGGTCTGATCGGAGCCGTGGGATGCGACGAGAGCGTCGATGAAGGACGATTGCTTGGATGTGAGTGTCTTGTTGTTCATGCGTATATTGTACCACACCAAAGCCCCAAGGCAAGCCCCTGTATCGATATAATGGGAAAAAAGACGAAAAAGGTATATTTTTCCAGAAAATTGATCAAATTTAGGGATTTTTATTGACATCGTACCCCTTCTATATACTATCGGACCCCCTTTTCAGGAGAAGCCAGAATGGGACGTATCGAAGGA